TGCACCAACAGAACCCATAAGAGCTATAACTGTTACAGCTAAACCTAAATTTTCTTTTATCTTATTTATCATTATCTAACTATTCCTGAACGACCATCGCCTTTGAGTTTGTTAAGTTCTTTTTGAATTAACTGAGCTGTTCTTCTTGCAGATATTGGATCTGAAGGAAGCCCTGTTACATTAAGTGTAACATAATTAGTTGTGGCACCTCGTGAACCTTCTCCCATAGGAGTGATCATTCCACCACCACCAGGGAAAGCCTTTAATGTTTCAGGTCCATACTCTCCAACCACATAATTTTTACCTGGTTTGAAAGTACCACCTGCATGTCTAAATACAGGGTTCATAAGACCAAAAGATCCTGCTGCTCGATATTGGTCATATAGTCTTTTTCCTTGTGATCCAGTAGCAGAGTTTGTATCTGTATAACCTAAAAGAGCAAGAAGATCTGGTAAGTTACCTAGAACTGTATCTACAACTGATTGACCTATAGGTCCTGATTCTACTCTTGCATGGTTCATCAAAGTCATAAGACCATCTATCTGGGACATATTCATACCCAGTAGTTCAGCAGTCATTCTTAACTCGTCTTCTTTTAGAGTGTTGTATTCAGCTTGAGCTTCTAACATTTTTACATGATTTATGACTTGTTCTTTTTGTAGTTGGTGTATGTTGAAATGAGCGTCAAATATTTCGTCAGGTATTTGGGCAAGTCTTTCTTGAATTTCTAATATTCTTATGTTTATTTCTTCTTGCCTATCAAGTCTTCTTTGCTCTGCTTCTCCAGCTATTTCAGAGGCTTTCTTTCTTTTTTCGTCTGCGTCTTTTTGTGTTAATGCTTTGCCATCTATTTCAGCAATCTGCTCCATAATGGCTTGCTTCTCTAAATCAGCAAACTCCAGGGAGCCTTGAGCAGCAGCTGCATTTACTCTTGCTAAATCTTTCTTTAGTTTTTCTTTTCTTAACTGATCGTTAGCAGATAAGGCCAGACCATCTCTAATTTTCTTTTCTATTTCAAGAGCTTCATTTTCAAGCTCTTGCATTTCTAGTTTTTCTTCAGCAGTTCTTAAATCAGCAGAACCTAAATCAATAAGCTCTTTTCCTAAATCTATTTCTTCTTGAGTTAAGTCTTGTTGTTCTTCGTGAAGTTTTGCATGCTCTTCGTGAGCCTTCATCAAGTCTCTCTCAGTTTTTTGTGCTTCAAACTGAGCTTCAGTTGGAGCAAAAAGATTTTCAATCTTATCTTGGAAGTCCCTAGATATTCTCATAATGACATCAAGATTTGATTCAACTTCCTCTAACTCTTCATTGAGGTCTTCAGCTATAGGTGGTACATCTCCAAGTATGTCTTTAAATTTTTGTATTCCATTAGGTCCATTAGCGAGTTCTCTTGCAAGTTTTAATCTACCTGCTTCTGTTCTCATAAGGCTTACAGTTCTACGATCTATTTTTGCAACACCTTCAAAATGTTCATTTATTGCTTTTGATATTTGAGCATCTCTTACAGAAACTTCGTTTTTTGCACTCTCAACTATTTGAAGCTGAACAAATAATAATTCTTCTAATTCTTTTCTTCTTTCTCTTGCAGCTTTACCAGTTACTCCTTGAAGATTTGAATATTCTTGTAGAGCATCTATAACTGGGTTTAAATTTGAGTTATTAACTGCTTGTAAGTCTGTTATTAGTCCTTTTATTATTTCAGTGTCTTCAATACCAACAGCAGTACCACCGAAACCAGACATATTTACATCTGAAAGAAATCCAGTCAAACCTTCTTCTTTATCTATAGCATCTCTAAAATTAGCAATAAATTCTTCTCCTAATTTTGGAGCACTGGAAGTTAATGCATCAAAAACCTCTTGTCCCATTTGACCTTCTTCAATACCTTTTACAACTGCTTTTCTTGTAGCTTCTGGTAAGTTAGATAAGAAGGACGACCATTGATCTTCTGATATTGGTTCGGCATCAAACCCTTTAGTTAAGTCAACTTTAATTTTTTCTATTATGTCTGAAGTTGCATCCCCTATTTGTTCTGCCTTTTCTAAATCTCTTTTATATTTTGAATAAGCCATACCAACAGCAATTATTGCAGCAGTTGCTATACCACCAACTAGACCTATTCCTGTTAGTTTTTTTCCAACGCCTTCAAGTATTCTTCCTAATCTACCTAAGTCTTTGTTAGTTTTTATAGCAACTACAGATATTCCACTTAGACCTGTAATGACAAGACCTAAAAGAGCAGGATAGTCTTTAAATATTCCTGCAATACCTAATAATACATCTGCAAGAACTTGTAACAGACCAATACCTGTTTTAAGGATAGGTAAAAACGCTTGACCAAAAGTTACTGCCGCAGCATTGACAGTAGATTTAACTTGTTTTAATTGCATTGCAGCAGTTTCAAATTTTTGTGCTGCCTCATCATTGAGTGCGTTTTGCGTTATAACTTGCTTGTTAGCTCTTCCTAGAGCTTCCTCCAATCCCTCAGAGTTGTTAGCTAGTGATAATATCGCTCTCTGTACACGAATAGTTCCTAAACCTAAATCTTTTAATGTTTCTGTAGAAGATCTACCTTCTGCGTTCATCTTGTTCAAGCCCTCTAAGAAAATCTGAGCTGCTGAACCTATGTCTGTTTCTACTACTCTTCTGAACTGGTTAATATCCATACCTGCAGTTTCAGCAAAAACTGCCATTTCTTTTCCACCAAGTTTTGCTGCGTCATCAAGTTGCATAAACAACTTACCAAGAGCAGTAGCACCTGCTTGAGATTGCTGACCAGTTTCTTTCATTGCTGCTGAGAAAGCTAATATTTCTTGTGTAGATAATCCTGCAAGGCTACCTGCTGCACCGAAGTTTTGTGCTAAGAGTAATATCTCACTTTCTGTAGCTGCAGTACTGTTACCTAATTCAACTAAGACTGCTGAAAATTTACCTATTGTAGAAATTTGTTCGTTTGTTACATTTAAGAACCGAGCCATACCTGTAGCAGCTTGCTCGGAAGTCATGTTTGTAGCTCCACCTAATTTTGCTACTACCTCTGTAAATTGTGCAATATCATTTGCACCAATACCCAACTGTCCACCAACTGCTGCTATTCCTGCAAGTTCTTCAAGCATTATTGGTATAGAAGCAGAAAGAGCTACTAAATCATTTTGTATGTTTTCAAAGACTTTTGGATCGTCAACATCGTTCATTGTCTTTTTGACATTGGCGAACTCATTTTCAAACTTAACTGCAGCTGCCGCACCACCAGCCATAGCTAAAGCGATACCAGCTAATGTTGCCATTGCTGCAGTACCTACAGTCTTGCTTAATGCACCTGCAACACCTGATAATTTCTGAGTAGCTTTGGTTGCAGCTGCGGATACCTTGTTTGTTACCTCAGAGAGGTCAATCTTAGCACCCAGTCTTATATTAAAATCAGCCATCTACACCTAGTTCTCCCATAGCAACATCAAGCGACACTTGTGTTTTTTGCTTATTCTTTGTAAAGTCGGATTCTTTTTCATTTCTCTGTTTCGCTTCTTCAAGCATTGCTGCATGATAGGGTGCGTAAAATGCTGATTCTTGTGAGACTAATGAAAACAAGAGAATTTTAAATTTTCTCCAAGACATTTTCATTGGATCGAGATGGTAGAACCTCTGGAAGTCTGCCTCTACTGTGGAAAATCTTTCTAAGATGTCCTCAATAGAGATACTTATTTTGGGCTGTCTTCATCTCCTTCAGCGACAACTGTTTCTGCGTCTGGATCTGGAATTACATTATATTGTATTAACAACCAATTAAGTAGTTCTTCTAACTGCTTCCAAGATACTTTGTTATCCATCATATCTTTTAGGTTTTCATCTCCTACCAGTTCTCCTAAGAACTTTGCAATTTGCGTTGGATCAACTGAACCATCTTCATTGAGAATAGATAGCTGACCTAAAACAACACTAGCAGGTAGCTGTCCAGGAATACTGTACTTCCTGCCAGCCACCTTAAAATCTAGCGTTTTATTTGTAAGCTCTTCATAAGCTTTATCGAAATCCTTATAGTCGGACATAACTCTCCTATCTTATTAAATACTGATTAAACAGTATCTATAACTTTAAATATATTTGCATAAGGAGCGTCAGAGTTTGGTTTCAACACTTTATATTCAATAGTGATTGTTACCTTCTGAGGTGCCTTTGCGTGAACCATGGAAAAAGCTCCAATGTTAACTGCACGAGGGACTTGTATGTCTCTCAATTTTGCAGTTCCACCATCGTCTGTTCCAGGAGCATTTACTCTTAACAACAATGCTTTCTCTTCGAAACTATCTGTTGTTGGAGGAACTAACTCTGTGTAACCAGATGAAGGAGTGTCTGCTGTGGTTGTACCACCTGCCATTGCGAACTTTAAGTTTCTTAAAGAAGCCTGTGCAAGTTCTCCTGTGATTCTTACTTCTTGTGCAGTTTTGATTGTCTTAATTGGATCAATCTCTTCTGCAACCATAACATCTTCAAATGTCTTGTCGTATTCTAGGGAAAAACCACCTTCTGAATAACCAATGTTATCCCAATAAGATGCACTAGGTGTTGTTGCAGGGTTAGTTGGAAATGTTGCTGTTCCAGCATTCAAATCTGTTTCACTAGCCACAAACAAGTTACCTGTTCCCAAGATTACTTCTGTAATACTTTGTGCCATTACTTATACCTACCTATAACTTATGAGGAACTTGTCATTCCTCTTCTTTTACTATGTCGGTATCCTCAAGTTCAAGCTCTTCCATCTCTTTACTTGCTTCGATTTTCTCTTCAACAAGATTTTTTATTTCTCCCATACCTTCTTTTTCTTCTATAAAAGTCGGAATTAAAACATCTCCCTGTTTGGTCTGAGCTTCTTTCATTCTCTTCCAATCAGTTTCTTTTATTTCAACCCAATCTTTTCCTACGATAAGATCAAGCTTTTCGTCTCTTATAGCGTCAAAATCTCTTATGTATGGATTTAACTTTATTTTTTTCATTATGCTTCTCCATAAAACATACTTACACTTACATTATAGCGAGCTAAATTGGTGTCTGTATCTTCTAGCCTGAAGGGACCTTCTATAGGATTGAAGCCATAGATAATACCATCAGTTCCTGTAATAGAATATTTTTTACCATTGAAGTCAAATGCTGTTCTTACGAAAGCACTAGCACCACTAAAAGCACCTGCATAATCTGGAGTTGCTTTAGTTCCATCACTTCCATACTTACCACCATAAATATCAATCATAAAAGTTGCACCAAAGATAGGTGCACTATCTATATTTTCTGTTGTTGTAGCTTGTAAATTTACTACTGCAAATGGAAGTGTTGCATTTGAAGGTAAATTAGTTGCAATTCTTGTTCCAAATATATCTGTAATCTCAGTTTGATCTAAAGCCCAAGCTCTAAATAATATTTCTGAATCAGGTAAATTTATAGCCATTAGAAAGGTAAATCCCATTTCTGAACATTTTTAGAAGCGTTCTTGTATGTATGTTGGAAAGGGTTACCCATAGCGTCAAACACATCAAAGTTTGGACTTTTGTTACCAAGGTTTACTAGATAGTTAGCTGTTCTTCTAACCATTGCACCTTTACCAACATTTTTTGTTCTTTTAGTTTTATTGAATTTTTCAAAAGGACCTCTATTGTCCTGACTATAATCTGTATAATATTTAGCGTCAGGCACAGGGCCACTTACGCTTCTTAAATAATTAAATCTTGCAGGGGTAGGAAATCTTGCTTTTATGTGTGGTGCGAGGTCTTTTTCAAAACCTGCGTTAATACCGAACTCAACAATGTGAGGATATGGAACTCTAGGATCTGGCATTGGAGAAACATTACCTATACCAACCTCTAAATAATCAATATGTTTGTCGTCATTATCGCCTTTTCTTACTGCATATATAGATTGAAATAAAGCACCTGTATCAACAGGAGTTTTCTGCTTCAAACTTTCGTGCATAATTTTTAAAAAGTATGGTAATTTAAGTTGTCCTTTTTTTGCTACTTTAGGTATGTCAGCGACCATTTGTGCAGCCACAGTATCTGGTTTCATACCTTTAATAAACCTGTCTAACTCTATAGTTGCGTTTGCTCCTAAAACAGATCTAAAAGACCTGGCTACTGCATTACCAAAGTAAGTATCTCCTGAAGGTATAACTCTCATACCTTTACCAATTTGTCTACCACCAAATCTTCTAATAAATCTTTCTCCAATACCTGCAACTTCTCCATTATCAACATTACCTACTAATGAGTTCCTAATAGCATTGAAGTCTCCAATAGTTCTACCAACCTTTAAGTTAACATTATTTATTTTGCTGAAAATAGGTGCAGGAATTATTGCTTGAGCGTCTTGTAAAGCAACTGATAATGTGTATATATAAGCTCTAGTATCGTTTAGGTTTTTTGGAAATCCATACTTATTTAACTTTTCATCTGAATAAATAAGATACCTGTTCGCAGCTCTATAAGTCTTTGTAAATCTAAAACTTCTTAATGATCTACCCTTAAGCTGTTGTTGAACATTTACTCCCTTAGCCATTAGTATCCACTTTCTAAAATAAGCTGTTTGTAAAAAGAATTTCCAAATCTATCTTTAACATTTTTAACACCAACAATATCCCACTTCACTGATTCATAAACAACTCTATCTCTAACTGTTACATCAGTTGAGCTTGGTATTATTGCACGAACTCTTCTTCTGTTGGCTTCTAAAAACTCTCTTTGTGTTTCTGATTGGTCTCTAGCTTCAGTAATTCTTGCTTGAACAGAAGTTGCATTTGAAGACCAAGTATTGTTTAAATTACCTCTATCGTCTAATGATGAAGTACTTGAATATCTTTCTATATCTATCGATTCGTTAAGTAAAGCTGATGTAAGTTTCGGCATATCTCAATTATAACATTGAGAATTGTGTGATAAAAGAAAACAGTCGATGGAGTGTTCAAAGTATTCACTTGCGTGAAAGTTTTCCCCACCGACTATTTTCAAATCAGATAGTATATATAATACTAGCCGACAGAATTTGTATCATCCACTTCTTTGAGTTTTGCTAAATCCTTTAAAACCATGTCTCTAGCTTCTATTTTGGCTTTTGCTCTCCAATTACCTAACATTTGAAGCTCTACATTTCTTTGCATTGGGTTTTCATGTTTCATTGCTTTGTTGAATAAAGTTCTCCAATAAGCGTATCTATCCATGTATGCCTTGCAAGAATACTGAAGTCCTGTTCCTGTCTTAGTAGATCTATAGAAAAAACTAGCAGGTAAAGGTCCTAGTTCTTTCAACATGCTACATGTTTTACTATCAACAGTAGGTTCTTGTATATCTCTAATTTTGTAATAATGCTGTACAGTTGCAATATTGCATGGGTTACATTTTCTATTATGTTTATCTCTTGTATTTTTATCTGGGTAAAATTCTGATATAGGTTTTCTTGTATCACAAACTACACAAACTTTAAATTCTGGAAAGTAAGCTTTCTTGTAAGCTTTTTGTTGTGCATTTAAAACTTGTCTTTTTACTTCAGGATCTGCTTCCATCCAACTCTGTAACTTTCTGGTTCCAAAGTTTGGTATAGAAGAAAATGTAGTATTAGTGATAGTACCTAATCCTTTTTCTATACATTTAATAACTTCTCTAAAAATATCAGGATTATATTCCCTCACACTATTCATGCCGAATTGTTTCTTAAGTTGTCTAATTCTTTCTCTACTGACATGTAACATGTCGCCAAGGTCAGAGTTACTTAAAAATGGATTATCTTCAAATATTTCAATAAGTTCTTCCCTTGTTTTGTTAAAAGGTGTGTACCTTTTACTTTTCATATTTATCTCCATTTGTTAATATGTAAAAAATTGTAACAGAAGATTGCATAAATGCAAATTTTATGTTTATAATTAAGTATCAGATAGAAAAGGAGATATTTTGGTAGAAGTACCTTATGTCGATACAGCACCTGCTTTTGAGGACGAAATAATCCACAAAGGGGAGTATATGATACATGTAAGGTGGAATCCTTACTTAAACTCTCACGAAGCAGAAGTGTACAAAGTTAAAGCAGTTGGAACTAAAACTGCCTACTCACATGTAGGATCTACAGCAGGAAAATCCAAAGCTTTATGCTTAAATGAAGCAGAAATGCTTATCACAGACTAACTATCACAAACAAAGGAGAAAATGATAGCCGAATGTATGCTATTTTTAGCAAGTTTTTCTACACCCCTTATAGGTACTGAAACTTTATTTGTTGAAAAATCTATTGAGTGTCGTCAAGAAATACCTGCTTCAATGCGAAAATACAGTGATTTATACCTAGAATTTTTTGATTTTGAAAACATAGACACAGCAGTAAGAATTGGGTGGTGCGAAAGTAGGGGAAAAGATACTGCATATCGTGATGACAATTCCGATTCAGGCGTTATGCAATTTGTACCTTGGACCTGGAATTGGGTTGCCGAGGAATATGATCTGCCTAGGTGGAACGAGTGGGTAATCCTTCGTCATGGGCGACCATACGAAGGTCCCACTTCTAAATCAAGTCATGGTTTTGAACAAACAAAAGTACAATTTACCCCTTACTACAACATTATGTTTGCAAGTCTTTTAGCTGAGGACATTTATGGAAGAACTCAGTGGAGAGATTGGAATAGTAGTAAGTGGTGTTGGGAAGATGTAAAAGATTGGGAGCGTAGATGGAAAAGGGAAAGATAACAGTACAAAACTGTAGACTTTGTTTAAAAGAATTACAGAAATCAGACGCTCTAATTATTTGTGATAATTGTTTGTATTAAGGTGTAACCTTTTTTAAATTTGCTAGTCTAAATAGGTGGAAGGGAAAAAATGGAAGAAAAATATAGACCAAGTGCTTTTGTAGAAGTACAAGGTGGTCAAACAAAAATTAAATCTGTAGATTGGTGGACACCACCAGAAGTATTTTCTAAATTAAAAATAGAATTTGATTTAGATGTTGCTTCTCCAGAAGGAGGTGTCCCATGGATACCTGCCAAAGAATATTACACAGAACAACAAGATGGGTTGCTTTCTGACTGGTATGGTACAGTTTGGATGAACCCACCTTATGGGAAACACACAGCAGTATGGCTTGAGAAGTTTGTCGAACATGGAGATGGAGTAGCTTTAGTATTTGCAAGAACAGATACTAAGTGGTTTCAAGAAGTGTGTGTAAAAGCAGACGCATTACTTTTCTGTAAAGGTAGATTAGCTTTTTACAGAAGTGGGGAAAAAGGTGCAAACGCTGCAAGTGGATCTTTATTTGTTGCTTGTGGAGATAAGAGTGTAGAAGCTTTAAAAAATTCTGGTTTAGGATTTTTTGTTGATTTGAGAAACCAATGAAAAGAAGATTTAAAAAATTTAAACACGAGTGGACACATGAAATAAACTGGGAACACAATTTACCAGTTTATGGAGAGAAGAAAAAATCAAAATAGGTAGCCTCTTCTCAGGTATAGGTGGGTTAGATCTTGGATTGGAAAGAGGTCTAGCCGACTTTAATCCAGAAACAGTATGGCAAGTAGAGTTTGATGAGTACTGTTGTTCAGTATTACAAAAAAGATTTCCTACTTCAAAAGTTATACATGACGATATTGCAAATGTAGATTTCACTAAATTAGAACCAGTAGATATGTTGATAGGTGGATTTCCATGTCAAACATTTTCATACGCAGGTGCTAGGAAAGGTATGAGTGAAGAAGATGAACGAGGAATGTTATGGTATCAGTTCGAAAGAGCCATTAGCGAACTTAAACCAAAATGGGTTGTGGCAGAAAATGTCAGAGGACTACTCACAGCAAAAGATAGTGGAGGGAACAGAGGAGGAGCTTTCGCAAGAGTTATTTCTTTCCTTTCCAGTAGGGGGTATAGTGTTGAATGGCAAGTTATATCAGCAGCCTCGGTTAATGCCTCGCACCTTAGAGAAAGAATCTTTATCGTGGGAAACTCCGAACACTATGGATTACTTGAAGCCGAGAACAGGGGAAGCTTTGGAGAACGCACTATATCGTGGGGACAAATCCAAAAAGAGCAAAAGGAAAAGTACAGGGAACTTGAGGGAGAACAGGAAACTGTACTCAACTCCGAGAGCGTCTCAGGCCTCGAAGCCGATAAACAAACAAGCTCCTTCAGTGAAAGCAGGGAAGCATGGATCAACTCTGGAACAAGACATGGGGGAGAGAAACCCAGAACTTATTGGGAAACGCTTGAACAGTCAATGGGTGTCTCTACTTATGGGGTTCCCCCAGGACTGGCAGGAAGATTAGGATTACCTAACTATTGGGGATATAACTCAGACAACTTTTGGAGAACGCCTACACTAGCTGATTCTAAAGATGACGCATTAACTCATGCAACAAAACTTATGAGTGGTAAATCTCTAAGAGTATCTGGTCAAAGAGTACAAGTAGCTTTATCAGACCAAGTTGCTATAGACCAATTAGCTAGAGATCCAGAACTGTATAAAAAATATGCCGAACATGTAATGGTTAGAAGAGACTACTTACCAGAACAACAAGAGTTTGTAGATTATCTAAAAAGCCAGACTTCAGTTAAAGAGTTATCTTCAAAGATAGATGTTAAAAAGTCAACGATTGAACATTGGTTTAGAAAAGATCAATCTGGATTTAGTTATCCAAGCATTGAAGACTGGGAGAAAGTAAAACCTCATTTAAAAGAAATAAAGTTTGATAAAGAGTTAACAACAATTACAAATATTGAGTGGCAAGAAAAAGAAGGTAAGCCTATTACAGATAAAGGAGAAAGTGCTATAGAGCCTTGGGAAGTCGTTCCAAGAACAGTAGAAAATGAAGAAAACAGGGTAGATAAAATAAAAGCTTTAGGAAATGCAGTAGTTCCTGCTTGTGCTGAATTTGTTGGAATTTGTATTGCCAATAGTATAAAATATGGTACACTTGTATTCGATAGTAGATATATAACAAAGGATAAATAATGCTAAATAAACATACAGTATTTATAGTAGGTAAACTTACCTATTTAACAGATACAGAAGAAAGAGCAATAGCTCTTGCAGAAGACGATCTAAAATATTTACACCCTAAATACAACATTGAAATTAGTGGTATTAAGGAGGAAGAATAATGACTTGTGATTTTTGTAATGATGTTGCAAAGCATACTGCAATAATTACTACTTATTATTTTTCAGACAGTATTGAAGATGAGCTTAAAAATCTATGCAAGGAACATTATTTGCATAGAGAAGAAATGAGCTACAACAGAGAAACAGGAATTTAAAGAAAGGAATAATTATGTTTGTGTCAATATTATTAGTTTGGGGTGGTAGCTTTTTTCCACAAATGGCTATGGAACACCACATGCTTGCAGACATTATCCACAATATGGGTAATCAACAAGAAGAAGAATATAATTTTTGGTGTGGTGGTGTAAGGTGTGAAGACCACTCAGACTATGATGGTATACCTGAAGATTGTACTACAGAAGAAGAGGAAAATGGATCATGTGGTTTCGGTTTACAACAGCCATAAAAACATTACTTGAAAGAGTAAAGTATTGGATTGAATTGTCTAAATGGGAAAGACAAAAAAGAAAAGAAGGTTTTCCTAAAGAATGGTTTACAGAAGAAGAATGAGTAGAGTTGATTTAGTAAAAGACCTTTTATCTTCTGATAATGAGGTTTGCAAATATACAACTAAAATTGATGATTTAAGAAAAATTATTGCTTTTCTTAAATCACAAAATAATTTAATTTATGCTGAAAATTGTGATTGTGGTTTATCAAATAGAAAGCATAAATGTTATGTAAAAGATTGGGCAATTTAAATGAAAGATAAATTTTTATATTGGGAAGATAAAATCTTTACTGCACCTTATAGGTGGTTAATTACTAAAGGTTATATTGTCGCTAAAAAAATATATCTATCAATGGAAGATTTATACCAAGCAAAAATTTATGAAGACTACAGAGGTAACCCTAACTTTCCAGGAGACGACTAATGGAAACTGAAGATAAATCATTTTGTGAAACTTATGGTTGGGACGACTTAGACGAGGAACTATGAAAATAAAAATACTACTTTCTAACTCAGGAGAATTTATGGACATAGAGTTCGAAGACGCTCCAAAGTATATTGATATGGAAGTAGAGCTTGTTCACTACGAAGAAGAATAATGTTTCCTGAAAAAAAATATAATATAATTTACGCTGATCCACCTTGGAACTTTAAAAATTACAGTAACAAAACTTCTAACAGTAATGTAAATCAACACTATCAAACTATGTCAATGCAACAAATTAAAGACTTGCCAGTACAAGATATAGCTGACAAAGACTGCATATTGTTTATGTGGTGTACTGATCCACTCTTACCAAAACAATTAGAAGTAGTAGACGCTTGGGGTTTTACTTATAAGACTGTTGGCTTCTACTGGATTAAAGAAAATAAAAATCAACAGAAAAGTTTGTACTGGAAAGGTGTTGGGTATTGGACAAGAAGCAATCCAGAGATTTGCGTTATAGCTACAAAAGGTAAACCAAAAAGAATTGGTTTCAATGTAGATAAGTTAACTTTTGCAACTAGAGATATACACAGTAGAAAACCACAAATAGTCAGAGATAAAATAATAGAACTTATGGGAGATATTCCAAGAATAGAATTATTTGCTAGGCAAACTTCTGAAGGTTGGGATAGTTGGGGAAACGAAGTTTAGAACTTAACTTTTCTTTTTGCTGCTTTTTTTGCCTTAGCTTTCATAGAATCTGAAACTTTAGAAGGATCAGTATTCCAATCAATACCAACAGTTCCATATAAATGAACTTTAGTGCTAATTTGTCGATTAGATATTGCTTTACATTTTTCACATTTAATATCAGGATCTTCGTGTATTGAGTGCGTTACCTCGAACAAATGTTCGCATTTGGAACACTTGTAATCGTATCTAGCCATTATTCATCAAAGGCTTTGCAAATCTTTAAGTAAAGATTTACCATATCATCTGCGTCTTGCACAAGATTGATACCTTTGATACGCATGTAGTTAAATTGTTTTAGAACCATTTCTTTAAATTGCTCGTCATCAATTAGTTCGTCTACTGCGTCTTCTCGTTTTGTCCCATCAGGGAATTTTAATTCGTCCATTAGTCTAGTATACCTGCTGAAGTGAAGAGTTGCCTCTTATACTTCTGTAGTATTTTTTTATCAGCTTCTTGTAATATATCAGAACCTAACTGATCTAAAACTGATTCATAAGTTACTTGATAATCTCCAATACCTTCATTTCTAACAAGTTGGAATTGAGAATCATTTGTACTGTCAGCACTATGAGTACCAACAGAACCTGTGCTTTGTTGTGAAGCTAAAGATAGTGCAGAAACTATAAGTTTACCTGAAGCTCTTGCACAAACATATTTCATATCTTTTGGAACATCTTCTGCTGTTCCTTCACTGTCAGAATAACCTGCAGAATAAACTACAGTTATGTTTTGTAATTTTGCGTTTGACCAACGCTCTCTACCTACTTTTCTTAAACGACCAAGATTAGCATATAATACATAATCATCGCCATTGCC